AAAAAGAACCTTTCAAACATAGCCCCATAATGAAAACAGAACGCTTACAAGAGTTACTTACCTCGGATACCGATAAACTAAAGGACGCCTTCGACCAGGAGGTGGGTGAAAAACCGGAGCTGGACACCTACCAAAAGCAGTACGAGGTATCCCTGCACGACGTCTTTGACCCCGTAAAGCGAAAGGATAAACCCATCAAAGACGAAAACGGCAGCATCGTGGACACCAAAAAAGTGGCCCGGATCGGGGTGCCGATGCAAAAGATCATCACCCAAACGGCGGCAGCTTTCCTGTGTGGCAACCCCATTAAACTGGTCGCTAACGCAGAAGAGGACACCGTGGAAAAAACGCTTTTAGAGGGCATAGAAAAAGTATGGGATGACAACAAGCTGGATTATAAGAGTATGGACCTCTCGGAAAAGATGATGTCGGAGACCGAAGTTGCGGAACTGTGGTACACCGAAGAACTGGAAGACCCCTCGGAGTATTGGGGGGAGACAAAAATTAACGGCAAGTTCCGGCTTCGCATGAAAGTCCTTGCCCACTCGCTGGGCGACCAGATCAGGCCCATCTTCGACCCTACGGGCAATATGATTGCTTTTGGAAGGGGTTATACCTTAAAAAGCGAAGGAAAACAGGAGCAGAACTTTGACGTCTATACCGACAAGTTCTTTTACCACGGCCAAAAGACCGACCAGGGCTGGCTAATCGATCCCCCCGTAGCCAACATGGTACAGAAGATTCCCGTGATCTACTACTCGCAGCCCACGCCGGAATGGGCCGACGTACAAACGGCTATCGACCGGCTGGAAACCGTCCTTTCGCGCCACGCCGACACCAACGACTATTCGGGCTCACCCATTTTGTTTACCTCCGGGGAGATCACCTCGCTGCCGGAAAAAGAGCAGGACGGCAAGGCCATCCAGGCCGATGAGAAGGCCGACGCCAAGTTCCTCTCCTGGGACCACGCCCCCGAATCCATTAAAATGGAGATCGACAACCTCTTTAAAGTGATCTATGCCTGCACCTTTACCCCGGACATCTCCTTTGATGCCCTAAAAGGGATGGGGCAGACCTCCGGCTTTGCGATGGAGTGTATGTTCATGGGAGCGCACCTGAAAGCGGCTAAAAAAGCGGGCATCTTTGGTGAAGGGGTGCAGCGTAGGATCAACTACCTGAAGGCGGCGCTGTCCACTATAGACCTGACGCTGAAAAAAGGAATTAGCTTAAAGATCAAGCCGCAGTTTGAGTTTTTCTTGCCCAAAGACATGGAGGGGTTGGTGAACACGCTGACCACGGCGGTCAGTGGGGGCATCATGTCCAAAGACACGGGGGTGCGCCAGCTGGGTATTGCAGAAGACGTGCAGGCCGAGCTAGCGCAGATTGAACAGGAAGCTAATAGCGCCGGGGCGTTAAACCAAATCATGAATCAAAACCAACTCTAAATGGATTATTTCGATATACCCGTATTTGTTATAAAAGCAACCGTAATTAAAAGATAAATGTTCACCTGTCTACTCTTATTTATAGTGGCGGGCCTTGTAAAAAGGAGGGTGTATGGATAAACTCTGTGCAGGGGTCATCGTAGGCTTTTTAATGGGGTTGTACCTCGCGAACCGCTTCTACCACAGTGAGGGAAAGCAAAGGATTAAGACCCGCTACTACGGCAAGGACTGGACAGGCGAGCGGCAGTGGATCGAGCGCATTGTAAGTAAGCAGGGAACGGGTAAGGGTGAAAACAACTAAACCAACTACAATATGAACAAGAATGAGTATCGAAATAACATGATGTTTGCAACATTTAGTGGTATGTGGTGGGTAGTGGGTACTAAAGAAAAGGTAGCAATTTATACAAGCGAAGGGTATAAAGTGGCTTGTATTGAAAAGGGTTCAATGAATCTTACCCTTTCCTGTGATAATGATACCCTAAACAAATTAGAGTTTTCCATGTTGGTAAACTTTGCCACAAGTGAAGAAGAAATGAACGAAAGGATCAAGGAATTGAAGTTGAAAGAAAATGCTGCCTGATGAAGCGCACGATACCACCCCACAGGAGCAGATCGAAGAAGTGCTAAAAAATCTCTCCTATGAGAGTTTAAAGCTATGGCAGCAGGAACTACAAAAACAAAAAGACGAGAGCAACCCGCTTCGTAGTGGCACAGGCGAAAAAACCGAAGGCATACCGTAAAACTTAATCCATAGACAATGTTTACCGATCGATTTATAACCCTTCCCATAAAAGTCTACAACACCAAGGTCAAGGAACTGACCGGGGAGGAAGGCGAATTAACCGACAGCTGGGAAAAGGTCAACCCCTTTGAAATTCAAACCTATAGGCCCGATGTGGACAGCGAGACCTCGGTTATTGTCACGGTGAAAAACCGCGACCCGTTTTCGGTGTATTTGTCGGTAAAGGATTTTGAGCATTTATTGAATACATTCCATGCCTGAAGACCTCTTTAAAGACTTTGAAGCCCGTAACCTGCGCATCATCGCCCGCAATGCGCAAAAGATCCGGGCCTTGTACCAGGGCGCGATCATTGAAATCTCTTTGGTCGGCGCGACCATTCAGCTAAAAGAGGGGGTTTTTAAGCTCTCCAAATACCCCACACTACAAAAGGTAGTGGAAAGGGAGCTAAAAAAGCTACACACGGGTATTTATGCCACCCTTATCAACTCCATTAAAGAAAGCTGGGATCTTGCGAATGAAAAAAACAACCTCTTTGTAGACCGACGGCTGGCGGGCAGGAAAACCACCCGTAAAGGACGGCAGATCCTGTACGACCCCAACAGGGGCGCCTTGGAGCAGTTTTTAAACCGTAAAGAAAAAGGACTGAACCTGTCCAAAAGGGTATGGAACGCATTGGAACCCTTTAAAACCCAACTGGAAACAGGGCTGGCGGTGGGCATTTCGGAAGGTAAGAGCGCCGCTGCAATGGCAAGGGATTTAAAGCAGTATTTAAACGAACCTGATAAGCTATTTCGCAGGGTACGGGACGCGAAGGGGGAACTCAAACTAAGTAAAGCCGCCAAAGAGTATAAACCGGGGCAGGGGACCTATCGCAGTAGCTACGCCAACGCCTTGCGCCTCACGGCCAGCGAAACGAACATCAGTTACCGGTCAGCGGATTTTGAACGCTGGCAAAAATTACCCTTTGTCATTGGGCTAAAGATCAACCTATCGAAAAACCATCCTGAATATGATATATGCGATGAACTGACCAAAGGCATTTATCCAAAAAATTACATTCATAAAGGGTTCCACCCTCGTTGCCTTTGTTATGGCACCCCCATTCAAATCAGCGATGAACTTTTTGATAAATACCAGGATTCGATTTTGAACGGTGAAACACCGCCTGAAATTAAAAACATTACGGAACTACCATCTTCTTTTGTGGATTACGTCAAGGAAAATAAAAAGCGCATAGAGGGATGGAGTAGTACCCCATATTGGTATGCCGACAATAAACATTTACTGAAATAAAAAAGCCCTGAAAGTAGGAAAACTACAGGGCTTATTCGTACATTAGCATTTAACCAAAAAACACTAATTACGATGCCAAATCTACAAACTACACTCCATAAAATCAAGGCAGAGGAATTAAAGATCGGGAATTATCTTATTTCACCGCATAGAGAAATTTTTATTGAAGAAAACGAGCAACCTGTTCTTGTTATGCCGCCTGAATATATAAGGGTTAATGAAATATTGGAGGACGGTGTAAACCGAACTACAGACATGGATAATAAGCTTGTCGCTGACTATCCTTATGAAGGTCTCACACCCATTCCCTTAACCCCTGAAATGCTTGAAAAGGCTGGTTTTATCAATGACCGTAAAGGCGGAATTATGGTAGAGGAATATTCAACTGCCAGTCAAGGCACATTTAAAGGGCAATGGCAAATAACCTTAATAGACGCTATCCCACACCCTTTACGAAATAATATTCAATACCTACACCAACTCCAAAACCTTTATTTTGCCCTGACCGGCGAAGAACTACCAATAACCTTATAAGACTATGACAACCGATTATCAGCCTCCAACTATGCGCCTTACCCATGATGGTTTGTTCTTGGAAGGTTATTTGGATTACCGTAAAAAGACACAAATAAGCGATGATGGCGGCATTACATGGGAAGATGTAGTAACCGACAAAACAGGCCAAATACAGGGCTTAAAACAGGGTAAAACCTATCAATTCAGATTGGTTGACAGAGAACTTCCTTCTCTTTAATCTACCAGGTCTACGAATATCCAATCGGATACGCCTGCTAATTTTTCAAACTTTACATACCTTTTCTTATTCGTCTGTAAGTCCTTGTAGGCCACCAAGCAGACGCTTTCACCGGGTTTTTCGTAGATGGGTATGTAAAAACGGGCCTTTTCTGAAAGTTCCATTGCGGTTATATCACCCAAGTAATGAAGCATACCCTAAAGATAGCAAGCAGCGTGGTTACACCCTTGTAGAAGTTGTGTTAAGATTCCGTTGTAAGATTTCATCCCGAATCTTGGCCGCCTCTTCGTAGTATTCGTTTTCAATAGCTTCCTGCAAAACCTGTTTTAGCAACAAAGTTGGAATATCCGATGGCTTAGGGGTATAAGCTAATGAACTCGGCCAGGTATAAACCTGTGCATCCACTCTGGTTCCGGGGCATACGTCCAATTTTTTAGAGAATGGATAGTCCACTACCTGAAGGAAGTGGGGCAGTGGATAAATGATGTCTTCTACGCAAATCATAGAACAATCCGCAATGCCTACGGCTTCATACTGCAACACTTTATAACCTAACGACTGCATGACGTTTTGAGGATGACCCGTGTAGCCTTCCCTGTGGGCTCCGATCCAATCGTAGCGAAGAACTTTCATGGCTCTAAACTACCAATAAAAACAGGCATTTCAAAGCATTTGTTCAACTTCCCTCTAAGTTGCAATTACTGATTTTATCCTCCATGAACTCCCTTCTAATTTACACTTCAAATCAAAAAGTTCTTTTCAATTCTATGGTAGACAAAATCAAAGCACAACTAAAGGCGAAGCTACAGACTTTAGGTGTGAAGAACCTCTCACAGGCAAGGATAGACGCTATAGCGGATAAACTTAGCTCAAAGATTACAGAGGAATCCCAAATCGACGAAAAGCTGGACGAACTAAACGACATCATGCCCTTTGCGGACATCGCAAGAAATGATGACCGACTCAGGACTTTGGAAGCAAAGGACAAAAAGCCACAAGCCCAGCCCAAAAACGAGCCTACGGACGACGATCCCATGAAGGTACTCCTACAGCAGATGCAGCAGCTAACGGAAAAAGTTTCCTCCTTTGAAAAAGAGAAAACCCAAACGGCCCTGCAGCGGAAGCTCCAGGAAAAGATGGCCGAAAAGAAAATACCGTCCATCCTCCTTAAAGGCCGTACTGTGGAATCGGAAGACCAGTTAGACCAGGTGCTTTCAGAAATCGAAGCCGACCACACCGCCTACAAACAGGAACTCGTCAACCAGGGATTTTCCCAAACCTCAGCCCCTACCGGTTCATCAGTCGTTAAGTCTAATGATAAGATAGATGCTGACATTAAAGCCGTGTTTGAAAAGAGCAAGTAACACTCAAACAAAAAAATAATTAACAATGGGTTATTTACAACCAGAAAGCACTTCAGCCGCCGGTTATGCCCCTGTGTTTCAGAATGTGTCTAAAGTAGATCAGGGCGGTTCCGCTCTGGTTTCTACAGGACTGTCAGGAACATTGGAAGCCGGAACTCCTGTAGGTGTCAATGAGGCTACCCGTAAAGCTACCGTTATTAAAACGGCTGTCTTATATGCTGATGCCACTAACACCGCTACGGATTATCAGGTAAAAAAAGGCCATCAATTTGTTGTGGGCAACTACTTCGCCGCCACCGTAGGCTCTAAGGCTTACGCAATCACCGCTATTGATACTTCCAATGATGGTTACGATGTGATCACTGTAGGAACTACGCTTGGCGCCGCTTTAACAGCCGGTCAGGTATTCTTTCAATCTTCTGCCACCGGTGCCAGCGCCGCCGCTTTATTTGTTACTCCAACGGGCCTTATCCGGTTTCCGGTGGACGTAGCCACTGATGCACCCGTAGTATCTGTTTTAGATGGTGTTGTGTATGCAAGGCGGTTCGCCAATGGCTATCCAGACGCAGTAAAATCGGCATTGTCTAACATTATTTTCTCACAATCTTATTAAACCACCGCTAAATGGCAACAGTTAAATCAGTATTTGGAAAATATGCCGAACGTTTGCAGACGGTTATCAACGAAGCTGCAACAGCCGGACAGTTCGCCACTCCGTGGTTTACGAACTATTTCGATTTCGGCCCTAAACAAAAATCTATCACCTACGCTTCGGTCATTGGCCGCAGCCGGATTGAAGCCGCCGCTTCTGTTATTGCCCGTGGTGCCGCCGCTCCTTTGCGTGGCCGTCAGGGGTTGGAAAAACTAAGTGGTGAAATCCCTACGATCGCTGAAAAGTTCTCAATGGACGAAAACGATTATCGTGCTGTAATGGC